ACCGTGAAAAAGCTGAACTTGACGCTGAAGCGTATAAAACTCAGTATATACAGCTTACCGAAGAAATACAGTCTGTCAGAAAAGCTAAAACAGATCTTCTTGACGGTGCAGACTTACCGCTTGAGGGCTTGTCGGTAGATAACGGCGAGCTTACATACAACGGTTTTAAATGGGATAATATGTCCGGTTCGGAACAGCTCAAGGTTGCGACCGCAATTGTCCGCAAGCTTAATCCTAATTGCGGATTTGTGCTTATAGACAAGCTGGAACAGATGGATACCGATACGCTGAACGACTTTGGCAGATGGCTTGAAAGCGAGGGCTTACAGGCAATCGCCACAAGAGTTAGCACGGGTGACGAGTGCAGTATCATAATCGAGGACGGCTATTCAAAGCCGGTTGAAAAGAAAGAAACTACAACATGGAAGGCAGGTACATTTTGATGAGTACAACAATGAACATCACTAAAGGCAGAATCGAAACCGCCAAGAAGGTGGTTATATACGGCCCTGAGGGAATAGGCAAGTCAACGTTTGCATCGCAGTTTCCCAATCCGTTATTCATCGACACCGAGGGTAGTACAAAGGAAATGGACGTTGCCCGTTTTGATAAACCGACATCGTGGGAGCTGCTTAAGAGCCAGATTGAGTATGTCAAGCTCAATAAGCCTTGTACCACGCTTATAATTGATACGATAGACTGGGCGGAACAGCTTTGCATCAAGTCTATCTGCGATAAGTACGACAAAAAGGGTATCGAGGATTTCGGTTACGGCAACGGCTATGTATACGAAAAGGAAGAGTTCGGCAGGTTCCTTAATCTGCTTGAAGATGTTATCGAAGCCGGAGTTAACGTTGTACTTACAGCTCACGCTATCCTCAGAAAGTTTGAACAGCCCGATGAACTCGGAAGTTATGACCGCTGGGAGCTGAAGCTCGGCAAGAAGACAACCAATCTTATATCTCCTCTTGTTAAAGAATGGGCTGATATGGTGCTTTTCGCAAACTACAAGACTATTTCGGTAGCGGTTGACAAGGACGGCAAAAAGCATAAGGCACAGGGCGGCAGACGCATAATGTACACGTCACATCATCCCTGCTGGGACGCAAAGAATCGTTACGGTTTGCCGGAAGAAATTCCGATGGAGTACGGGCAGATAAAGCACATTATCGAAAGAAATGTTGCCGCACAGCCTGCCGCTACCGTTCAGACTGCACCTGTTCAAGTGGCAGCTGCAGAAAACGCAACAATCGCCACGAATGATAATGTAACGTCGGCTCCTGCTCCGGCAATAACACAGGAAAGCTCAGGCATACCCAAAGCTCTTGCGGACCTTATGACAGCAAACAGCATAACGGAAGAGCAGATAAGAGCGGCAGTAGCAAGCAAGGGATATTTCCCTGCCGATATGCCGATAAAGGACTATCCCAAGGAATTTATCGAGGGCGTGCTTATCGGGGCATGGGAGCAGGTAAAAGCAATGATAACGGAAATGCTTATGACAGACTATGAGAACGAGGCTTACCCGTTCTGATAAACGAAAGGAGAAATAACACATGAGTGAATTTGAAAAAGAATTAGGCTGGGACGACGTAATTGAGAAAGAAAGCGATTTTACGCTTCTTCCCGCAGGTGACTACGACTTTACGATAACAGGCTTCGAGCGTGCAAGGCATGAGGGAAGCGAAAAACTTCCCCCTTGCAACAAGGCTGTAGTATCTATTCATATAGACGCTCCGGAAGGCTCAACCACAATTCAACATAATCTGTTTTTGCACAGCAAGTGTGAGGGTATGCTTTCGGCATTCTTTATCGGCATAGGTCAGAAGAAACACGGCGAACCGCTTCGCATGAACTGGAACAACGTCATCGGTGCCAAAGGTCGTTGCAAGGTGTACATAGATACTTGGAAGAACAAGAATGGCGAAGAAATGCAGTCTAACAGAATAAAAAAATTCTATGAGCCGTCACCGGCACAGACTGTTTCTCAGGCACCTGCAAGCTCTCAGGCGGGTGTATTTACACCGGGTAAATTCTGATGGAATTAAGACCGTATCAGAAAGAAGCCAAAACAGCGGTACTTTCACAGTGGGAGCAGGGCAATTCAAAAACCCTGCTCGTACTGCCTACGGGTTGCGGTAAAACGATAGTTTTTGCAAAAATCGCAGAAGACCGTGTCCGCAACGGAGAAAGGGTACTTATACTTGCGCACAGGGGCGAACTGCTTGAACAGGCGGCGGACAAGATACTGAATGCCTGCGGGCTTGGCTGTGCTGTAGAAAAGGCGGAAGAAAGCTGTATAGGCTCATGGTATCGTATAACGGTAGGCTCTGTACAGTCGCTTATGAGAGAAAAGCGACTTGCACAATTTTCAAAAGACTATTTCAATACGATCATAATTGATGAAGCGCATCATTCCATTTCGGACAGCTATCAGAAGATACTCGGATATTTTGATGAAGCAAAGGTACTCGGAGTTACGGCAACACCGGACAGAGGAGATATGAAAAATCTCGGACAGGTATTCGACAGCCTGGCGTATGAATATACTTTGCCGAGAGCTATCAAAGAAGGGTATCTGTCACCGATAAAGGCACTCACCATTCCTCTGAAACTCGATCTGACAGGTGTCGGTACTCAGGCAGGAGATTATAAGGCGAGTGACATTGACACAGCTCTTGACCCTTATCTGTATCAGATAGCGGATGAAATGCTGAAATATTGCAAGGAACGTAAAACGGTAGTATTTCTGCCGCTTATAAAAACGAGTCAGAAATTCTGCAAGATACTTAACGAAAAAGGCTTCCGCTCGGCAGAAGTCAACGGAAACAGCATTGACAGAGGTACTGTTCTTGCTGATTTCGATAGCGGTAAATATAATGTGCTGTGTAATTCAATGCTTCTGACGGAAGGCTGGGACTGTCCAAGCGTAGATTGCGTAATAGTTCTCAGACCTACTAAGGTAAGAGGGCTGTACTGTCAGATGGTCGGCAGAGGAACAAGACTTTGTGAGGGTAAGAAAGACCTGTTGCTTCTTGACTTTTTGTGGCACACAGAAAGGCACGAGCTGTGCCGTCCTGCACATCTGATATGTGAAAGCCCTGAAGTTGCCGAAAAGATGACCGAAAATATTGCGGCCGCAGGTATGCCGGTTGATATTGAACAGGCAGAAGAAAAGGCAAAAGAAGATGTAGTTGCTCAGCGTGAGGAAGCGCTTGCAAAACAGCTTGCGGAAATGAAAAAACGCAAGAGAAAACTTGTAGATCCTCTCCAGTATGAAATGAGCATTCAGGCGGAAGACTTATCTTCCTATGTTCCGGCATTCGGCTGGGAGTGTTCTCCGCCGTCGGACAAGCAGAAAACAACGCTTGAAAAGCTCGGTATATTCCCCGATGAGATCGACAACGCCGGTAAAGCTCAGCTTTTGCTGGACAGGCTCGGCAAACGGCGCACTCTCGGTCTTACAACACCGAAGCAGATACGTTTTCTCGAAAGCCGGGGCTTTAAGCACGTCGGCACATGGCAGTTTGAAAGTGCAAGAAATCTGATTGACAGAATAGCGGCTAACAACTGGCACGTTCCGAACGGAATAGATCCTGCAAGCTATGAACCGAAGGTGGTGAATAATTCAGATGTCGGAATTTGATTTTGATCTTAACGAAGCACTTAAATATATAAGCCCGTCAGACCTTTCCTATCAGGAGTGGGTGAATGTCGGTATGGCACTCAAAGAAGAGGGCTATTCCGTTACCGTATGGGATAACTGGTCGGCAAATGACAACAGATACCATAAAGGCGAATGTGAAAAGAAATGGGAGAGCTTCAACGGCTCTTCCTCGCCTGTCACGGGCGCTACCATAGTTCAGATGGCTAAGGACAGAGGAATGATGTTCGGCACGGGAGAAGAACGTGAGCTTGACTGGGACGATGAAATATCATACGAACATCACGATGAACACGTTGTTGTAAACAAAAACTGGATAGAGGGCAAAGAAATAAACGCTCCGACAGACTGGCAGCCTCACAGAGAAATAATCAGATACCTTGAAGCATTATTCGAGCAGAGCGAAAATGTCGGATATGTTGTGCAAAGCTACGAAAAAGACGGTAAATTCATCCCTGCCAACAAGGGCTATTATGACCGCACGGCAGGTCAGCTTATCGAATCATTGTCGCAGTGTGACGGCGATATAGGCTCTGTTCTCGGTGATTACAACACTCAGGCGGGGGCGTGGATACGTTTCAACCCTCTTGACGGCAAAGGCGTTAAGAATGAAAACGTAACCGAATACAGATATGCGCTTGTCGAAAGCGACAATGTAGATATAGAAAAACAGCACGCCATAATCTGTGAGCTTGAACTGCCCGTAGCTGTGCTTGTGTACAGCGGAAAGAAGTCACTGCACGCTATTGTAAAGGTAGATGCCGCAAATTACGATGAATACCGTAAACGTGTAGATTTTCTGTATCAGATATGTCAGAAAAACGGACTGTCACCCGATACGCAGAATCGTAATCCGTCAAGATTATCACGTCTTCCCGGTGTTCAGCGTGGTGAAAACAGGCAGTACATAGTTGATACAGACATCGGTAAAAACGGTTGGGATGAGTGGCGGGAATGGATAGAAAGTGTAAATGACGACCTGCCCGATACCGAGAGCATGGCTGATGCGTGGAGCAATCTTCCGGAACTTGCACCGCCACTTATTGATGGTATACTCAGACAGGGACATAAAATGCTTATCGCAGGACCATCAAAGGCGGGTAAGTCGTATGCTCTTATAGAAATGTGCTGTGCAATAGCGGAAGGCAAAGAATGGCTTGGCT